GATACAAGTATGTCCTCATCAGAACCTACTGCATGGTCTAATGTAAATGCAGTTGTAGAACCATCACCTGAAAATACAGATGCTGCTTTAGGTGCTACAAATCTGTTGGATGGGTCGCTACCTATGTATGGCATCTTATGTTATCTCCATTATGCTTAGTGTTCCTGATATCTTATCTGCTACAGAGCAATCTATCTGTATAGCATCTGTTGTCTCAAGTATGACCTTACCACCTGATAGCAGTTCTAGTGATGAACCTACAGGTATAGGCACATCGTTTGCTAGAAACGCTGTTCCGTTGGTTGCAGCTCTACCACCACCTGATGTGTCAGATACGAGCTTTACATCTGCTGTTACTTGAGCAGTATGTATGTTTGTAAGTATGAGTCCAATCACTACTGTAGTTGTACTACTCGGAGTTGTATATACTGTGTACGGAGTTCCTGCACTAGCAGGTTCGGCAGCGAATGTGACTACTTTGAAAGTATTTGCCATTTGTTTTTTCCTCTATATAATTATACTCGGTTTTGCCTGATTTGTCAAGTAAAATCAACCGAGGGCAATCGCTAATGCAGTTGGGTCATCCGTAGTAAAACCTGCACTAGTTAAGTATGTTTTAACATCTGTCAATGCTACTTGTTTCATTGTACCATTGTCATTTGTTACCACTCTGTCTGCGTCAGCTAATGTTGTAGAAGTAGCAGACGTATCACCATCCATGATGTTTAGCTCTGTTGCTGTTGCAGTCACACCATCTAAGATGTTCAATTCGGCTGTAGTGGATGTAACACCATCTAATATATTTAGCTCTGCAGTTGTAGACGTTACTCCATCAAGTATGTTTATCTCTGTTGCAGTTGCAGTTACTGCTACATCCTCATTTATCTTTGGAGATGTTAGTGTTTTATTTGTAAGTGTAGCAGTTGAAGTTGCTGAGACTAATCTAGCATCTCCACCTGTACTAGGTAATGTAAGAACATTGTTTGCACTTTCAGAATGTGGTGCAGCTATAATTGTTTGTCCGTGACTGTTACTCTCACAGTTTAATACTATTTTACCTTGGTTAGTATTACCCCTTACAACAATCTTACCTGTGCCATTAGGTGCAAAGTTAATATCACCATTACTAGCAGTCGCTATATTGGCAGAACCAATAGTAGCTCCATTAATTGTAGGAGTTGTTAATGTTTTATTTGTTAATGTATCTGTTGTTGCTCTTCCAACTATTGTATCTGTTGTTGCAGGTAGTGTTAATGTAGTATTACCTGAGAAGTCAGCATGAGCAGGTGCTTGTAATTGTGCATAGTGAGCATTACTTGATTCACAGTAGAATCTTACATAAGATTGAGCACCTGAGTTCTTGATTGATATTGCACCTGACTGCATATCAATACCATTAGAACCATCTATTCTTACAACACCACTTCCGTTTGGTGTAAGTGTAATATTGCCATTAGATGTAGAAACAATATCCTCTCCGTTTACATCAAGTGAACCTCCAAGTTGAGGACTTGTATCAGCTACAACGTCTGTGATACCACCGAGAGCAGAGGATATAGAAGCTAATGTAGTTTTTCTTAATGCACTAGCACTTGCATCATGTACAAGTAATGTATCATTAGATGAGTCTAGTGATGTTTCAGCAGTCTGTCCTGTTATAACATTTGCATTTAACATTGCAGTTTCTACTGCATTATTAGCAATAGTTATTGCACCTGCAGAAGATATTGTAACATCACCTGATACTGCTACAGGATTAAAGTTAGTTCCATCTGCAACCATGATATGACCACTGGTATTAGTACCCATAGTTAGGTCATCACCTGTTACAGTTAAGTCACCTGTAACAACTACGTCACCACTAAAAGTAGCTTTACCATTTAGAGCCATATCAATGTCAAGAGCAGTTATTGCACTAGAACCATCTGTTCCTTTTATTGCAAAGTTTTTATCTGCAGTGCTTACAGTTAACTCTACATCTGTTGAGTTGTTTGCTATATCAAGTATTGATGTGCCACCATCCTTGAATATTACATTACCACCATCTGCATCTAAAACAATGTCTGTGGTAGCATCTAATGTTATAGTAGAGCCTGAGTCTATTTCTGCAATTATAGGAGTTGTTAAAGTTTTGTTAGTAAGTGTCTTTGATGTAGCAGAAAAGTATGTATCTAAATCTGTAACAGCAACTTGCTTCATAGTTCCTGCATCGTTATAAACAACTCTGTCTGCATCTGCTACTGTAGTTGATGTAGCACTAGTGTCACCATCTACAATGTTAAGTTCACCTACTACAGAAGTTATACCATCAAGAACATTAAGTTCATCTGTAGTAACTGTAGCACCATCTAGTATCTCTAGTTCTGCTTCAGATATACCTGCAGAACCTATTGTTACTGTTCCTGCAAAAGTTACGTTAGCACCATCAAATGTCATGGCAGTTGTAGTGCCTGACTTAATTATTAAGTTGCCACTAGTATTTGTAAGAGAAGCAAACTGTGTTCCACCATCTTTAAGTACAACATCTCCACCATCTGCATCTAAAGTTATATCACCTGCAGTATCTACAAGAACTGCACCATCTGCTACTAAGTCTAATTGTCCATCTGTACTTGAACTGATGTGTATAGCTGTATCTCTGAACTGTAACTTCTCTGTAGAAGCGATAAGTATGTCATCACTAAATTCAAAATAATCCTCGTCTTCTTTCCATGTCAAAACACCATCATTTGATTCACCATCAAATGTAACTGCTATATCTGTACCTGCAGTGCCATCACCTATTGTGATTGCAGTTCCAAGTAATTTAGTTATAGGACCACCTTCTGCAGTCGTACCATCGTGAGTATGTCCTGTACTCGCTGCAAAGGCTGCTAATAACTGATTAAACTCATCATTACTATGAGCAGCAGTTATTATGTCTCCATCAGTAAATGTGGATTGTCTAGTGTATGTAGCTCCCATTTATCTTCTTGCTCCTACTTGATATTCTAATCCAAAACCTCTTAACGCATATGGTGCAGAAGTTCCGTTGTCATTAACTCTAAGTGCAACAGTAAATCCTGAACCCTCTACAGACTGTCTTAACAATGGCTCTGTTTGTCCACCATATGTTGCAGTTCCATATGTAGCACTTCCATAAACTGCCACAATGTCTGCTGCAGATAAAGAGTACGCTGCAGGTCTTGGTGTATCAGGGTCTTCATAATCGTATCTTAAAAATAAATCTGCGTTAACTGAAGACTCAGGTTTGTAACTTACAAGAATACGTTGCATATGTTTACGTATACCTGCATCACCAAAACTTAAATCAGGACTTCTATATTTACCATCTATAGCAGTTCCATCAAAATCATTACCACTTTCTTGTTGATATACAAATCCATCAAACCCACCATGTATAACAGTTGTGCCACTTGTGTCTGTAAAGGTAGATGTAGATGAAGGCTTAATACCTTTTAACTTTGCAAACTCAAATGTTTGTCCTCGTAAAGAACATATAGCTCCTTCTGTTAAAACCTCTGTCACACCTGACTTAGAAAAGAAAACTCTATACTGAGTTTTGTTAGGTATAACAACAGAAGTAAAACTTGTTGCAGTAGCTATATTACTATTAAACAAAGGTTGTACGTTTGCACTTATAGTTCCTAATTCAACGTCACCAATTCTTGCAGTACCTGCTACTGTTCTTAAGCCATCAGGGGCTAAAAATATTAAATCACCTGCAAATTCCTGTATAGTCTGTCCATTTACACAACCTATATCTCTTGTAACAGGTGTTATTGCAAAGTTAGAACTTGATGTTCCTGATAACTTAAATATTCTATTTTCACAAAATATAAATAAGTCTTCACGGAAAACTTTAAGTCCAACTATAGTATCATCAACTTTTATACTACCTGCACCACTACCTGTAGCAAAACCATCTTCATCAAAAGGAACACTAAATACAATCTCTTGTTTATTACTAGACATTCCTGCATAAAACATATGGTCTTTGAATGCCTTAACAAACTTTGCACCTGTTACTGCAGTGCTTACTTCACCACTTCCTGCAGAGGATACATCTGTTGCACTAAATGATGTATTAAAAACTGTTGGTGCATTATTACCATCTGCTACTATAAACTTATCATTACCATCAAAGTTAAATATTTCAAAGTCATATATACCTGCACTTGTTCTACCTGTATCTATCTCTGTCCAAGAGTTATTACCTGCAGTGGCAGTAAATATTTTTTGTCCTCTTGCAGCAACAATCTTGTCATTAAACTTTATTGATAATAATACTGCCTCTGTTGATGCACTTGTTTGTGGAACTATATTAGTAACAAGTTTAGCAAATCCATTTATTCTTCTGTAACCACCTTCTATGTCAGGTTCAAAGTTTTGTAGTTCTAATGCCTCACCGGGTTGCATAGCAAAGGTGGATTTGTTTAAAACTAAGCCACCCTGTAAAGGAAAGTTTACAGGTTGTACTTGTGAAGAATCAGGCATTTAATTCACCCTAATACTTAAATCTGCACTACTTGAATATCCCATCTTTGGTATAAATGTAGACCTAATATACTCAAATCTATTTACTAACAGTGTCTGCATATTTTTTATACCCTGTTCAAATCTAGCAAAATTTAGCTGATATTGATTTGCCTCTCCTCTATACTGATAAACAAAAGCAGTAGCTCCATCAATTATAACTGCCGCAAATCTATCAGGTATAGTTGTTGTATCTGTTGATGCTGACATATCTGTTGGAAAAGAAAAGAAATCATATTTTAAACTAAATCCTTTTGTTGGAAAAGGATACAATAAAAAGTTATTATCAGGTGTTCTTGATACATACTGTGGCACACCACCCTGTTCAAATTGTGCCACTTGTGTAGCACTATCGTGAGCAGAAGCAGTAGTATCATTCGCTCCTCTTGTTGCACCTGTAAATGTTGTAGAAGTTGTTCCTGTATATGTTATCTGTTCATTTTCTATAAATATAGTTCCTGATGAATCAAAACCTGTTGTACTTGCTACAGTTATAGTTGTAGCTGAATCTGTTAATGAACCATCAAGTGTAGTTGTTGTTATTTCATCTTCTTGTGTTATATAACTATTTATATAATCATTGTATTGTATAATGTATAGTCTACCACCACTTGAACCTAAATCTGAATCCTTAACTAATCTAAACGTATTATAATCTACTGTCTTTGCAGTTGTAGGTATTGAATATCTTACTGTTCCGGGAACAAGTGTTTCTGTCTTTGTTGAGTGATTGAAAGGATATTGAAATTCTTTTTGATTAATATATCTAATAGATTCATTAACTGCATTTTGTGCTTGAACCTGTATTCCTCTGGCAGTTGAAAAAGATGTAGAAGTTAATTGCACTTCATTTAATCTTGCTAATACTTTATTTGTTAATGTTAAAAAAGTTTCTGCCATGTATAATTCCTAAAAGTGTAGAGGAGCAAGTTGCCCTGCTCCCCTAGAAAGGTTATGCTAATTGGTCTCTATCGACCTCATCAGGCTTATCATCTAAGCCATGACCTGCTAAATCAATAACAGTAGCATACATTCTTAGTCTGCCTGTAG